CGGAAATGTGCCTTGACCTGCAACTTTCACAAAAAGTTGCAGAAATTCGAACATTTTACTTAAAATTGGAGGCCACAAATGTCAGAATCAAATAAATTAGAGCAGATTCTCGAACTCCTTCTAGCAGAAGAAAATGAAAAAGCAGAAGAGCTTTTACATGAGTACGTTGTAGATAAAGCTCGTCAAGAGTATGAAAAAGTCTTAGACGAAGCAACAGAGGAAGTTGACGAGTCTGAAGAAGAATCAGTAGAAGAAGCAACCGAATCAGAAGAAGAAGCAGTCGAAGAGGCTGAAGAGTCTGACGAAGAGGCTGTAGAAGAATCAGAAGCAGATGTTGAAGAAACAATTGACCAAAGCAGTGATTTCGAAGACGAAATTATCTCTGATGAGGAAGAAATTGAAGCAGACGAAATCGGCGAAGAAGAAGGCGACGAGGAAAGCGAAGGCGGCGACGAAGATCTAGAAGACAAAGTTGACGAATTAGAAGCAGAACTTGAAGACTTACGTGCTGAATTCGAAAAATTAATGTCAGATGACGAAGAGGACGACGCTGAAGAAGTTGATATGGAACCAGAAATGGACATGGGCGACGAAGGCGAAGAAGAATTTGAGTCAGTTGAATACGACATCGAAGAATCAATTGAAGACGAAGTTGTTGAAGAAGCAACTAAGTTAAGCGATTCAGTAGCAGAGCCAAAAGGCGGCGAAGCAGACAACAATGAATCACCTTTTTCAAAAGCACCTAAGAAAACATCAGTGCAAGGCGCAGGTTCACCTGTAAAAGCAAAAGATGGCGGCGACGGTGTTAAAGGCGAATCAGCAAAAGATCACACACCATCAGACAATATTAAAGTAGAGCCTAAAAAGGCTTAATATCTGAGGGTATAAAACATGGCGCAAATACGTAAACTTTACGAATATATGAGCTCAGACCATGCCGGTCTAAAATTATTGGAATCTGAGGACGGAAAGGAATTGTTTATGCAAGGACTTTTCATCCAAGGTGAAACAAAGAACCAAAACGGTCGTGTTTATCCAAAGGGCGAAATCGAAAAGGCTGTAGAGAGCGTTAGAAACAGATTAAGTAAAGGCGAAACTGTTTTAGGTGAGTTAGATCACCCAGAAGAGCTTCAAATTAATCTTGATAGGGTAAGTCACATCATTACAGACATGCATTGTGATGGTAGTGATGGACTTGGTAAACTTAAAATCATAGATACGCCAATGGGTAATATTGCACGTAGCCTGTTAACGGCAGGTGCAAAGTTAGGTGTAAGTAGTAGAGGTAGTGGCAATGTAAATGAGTCCGGCAAAGTCAGTGACTTTGACATTGTTACTATTGATATTGTGGCACAGCCTAGTGCACCAGATGCATATCCCAAGACTATCTATGAAAGTTTATTTAACATGAGAGGCGGCGCTGTAATTTATGAGACAGCACAAGCCGTCACACACGATAATAGTGCAGAAAGACATCTAATGAAGCAGATCACTAGTTTCATTAGAGAATTAAACTTAAAGTAAGTAGGAGACTACTATGGCAGTGACATTTAACGAACTACTTGAAGGAACAGAGCTCTCAGAAGAGGTTCGTGGTTCTATTCAAGAAGCCTGGGATAGTAAACTGTCTGAAGCAAAAGAGCAATTAACTGCTGAACTTCGTGAAGAATTTGCCCAGCGATACGAGCATGACAAAAGTCTAATCGTTGAAGCAATGGACAATTTCATCACAACTAAAGTAACAGCAGAAGTTGAAGAACTTGCTGAAGATAGAAAAGCTCTCGCAGAGCAACAGGTTAAGTATCGCAAGGCCGTCGGTGAACATGCAAAAGTTCTTGATAAATTTGTAACTGAAATGGTTGCAAAAGAAGTCAAAGAATTACGTGCTGATCGTGAACGAGTTGCTGAACATGTAACAAAACTTGATGGTTTTGTAACAGAGCAACTTGCTGAAGAACTCTCTGAGTTCCACGAAGATAAAAAAGCACTGGTTGAACAAAAAGTCAAAATGGTTAGAGAAGGCAAAAAGCAACTTGCTGAAGCCAAAAAAGATTTCATTAGTAAAGCCGCTGACAAAGTTGAAAACGTTGTCAACAAGGTTATTACAAATGAAGTTAAATCTTTCCGTGATGATATCACATCGGCCCGCGAAAATGACTTTGGTCGTAGAATCTTCGAAGCATTTGCTACAGAATATGGCGTGAGCTATTTGAATGAATCAAATGAAGTTAAGAAGGTTCAAAAGACATTAGCCGAAATGGAAACTAAGTTAAGAGAAGCAAACGAAAAACTTGATGAGCAATCATCTAATACAAAACTTGTTGAATCTCAACTTAGAGTAGCAGAAGATAAGTATGCTCGTAAAGAGAAACTTACCGAATTGTTATCACCATTAGGCAAAGAGAAGAAAGAAATAATGTCTGACTTACTTGAAAGTGTTAAAACAGAGAACTTAGAGAAGAAATTCGATCAGTATCTCCCATCTGTTTTAGATGGTGAAACACCAAGAGTGAAGAAGACACTTACAGAATCAGTGACAAAAGAACACACTGGTAATAAGAAGGCACCTGCAATAGCAGAGGCCAATGACAGCACGGATGTTGTTGAAATTAATGACCTCCGTAAACTAGCCGGACTTTCAAATTAATAGGAGTTATGAAATGGCAAATTTATTTGAAAGCAACTGGTCCGCAACTAAAGATGCATTGATGGAAGGCCTAACAGGTCAACGTCAAAAAACTATGGATGTGGTACTCGAAAACGCAAAGCGTCAATTGTCAGAGGCCGCAACATCAGGAGCAACAGGTGCAGGTTCAGTCGCAACATTAAATAAGGTAATGTTACCTTTGATCAGAAGGGTTATGCCTTCCGTGATCGCAAACGAGCTTGTTGGTGTACAGCCAATGAGTGGTCCAGTCGGACAAATCCACACACTAAGAGTCCGTTATGCGGAAACTGGTGGTGGCGCAACAGCAGGTGATGAGGCATTAAGTCCTTTCAAACTTGCAGGTTCTTATGCAGGTTCTCCAGACGCAACAGCAGTTGCTGAAGGAACACCAGGCAGAAAGATGTCAATCCAAATCTTAAAAGAAACTGTCGAAGCAAAGACAAGACGTTTAAGTGCTAGATGGACATTCGAAGCCGCACAAGATGCCGAAGCAATGCATGGTGTAGATGTCGAAGCAGAAATTATGCAGGCATTAGCACAAGAGATCGTAGTTGAGATCGACCAAGAAATTATTGGTTCATTAAGATCTCTAGCAGGTACAGGTACTAACACATTGGACTTCAGTTCATTAAGTGGTACTAGTGTGTATGTCGGTGATAGACATGCCGCTCTTGCTATTGAAATCAACAGAAGTGCAAACAGAATCGCCGCAAGAACAAGACGTGGCGCAGGTAACTACGTAGTAGTTTCACCTGAAGCATTGACAATCTTACAAAGTGCGTCAACTTCAACATTTGCACGTACAACTGAAGGTTCTTTCGAAGCACCTACAAACACTAAGTTTGTTGGTACATTGAACGGAACAATCAAAGTATTCGTTGATAACTACGCCGCTGATGGTTCAGACATTTTGGTTGGTTACAAAGGTTCATCAGAAACTGATGCTCCTGCGTTCTACTGCCCATATGTTCCATTAATGAGCACAGGTCCAGTTATGGATCCTGCTACATTTGAGCCAGTCGTGTCATTTATGACAAGATATGGTTACAAAGAGTTGACTAATACAGCATCATCTCTTGGTAACGCGGCAGACTACGTTGATCACATTTCATTGAGCAACGTTGCGTTCCAGTAAAATTACCTTTACAGGAAAAAAGGAAGCCCAGTTATGCCGGGCTTTTTTTTGATTTCACAAAACTTACAATATTGATAAATAGTTACAATAGACACTTAACCTGTTGGAATTATAAATGGCAAAACGAACTTACATTAACGCAGACGAAGAACTTATTGTTCGAGGTAAGTTAATCCTCGAAGGAAATATAGAACAAAGACAATTTGTTGAGAATATTGAATTTACTCAACAAGACTTTGCCGGTGACATTCTAGTAGTTAACAGCGATGGCGTAGACGCAAATGGTAATGCTACCACAGCAAGTATTCGTTTACAAAGTGGTAATGCATATGGTTCTTTTTCATTCACAGAAAGTGCAAACGTTATTGCCTCCGATGCAAATATAAGTTCGCCTTATTTTGTTGGTACTGCTAGTACTGCAGATGGATTAACATCAGCAGTCAACATAGTTCTTTCCACAGACGCAACAGGTAGTTCAAGTTTTCAAGATGCTGGCGACACAGCAACCATACCAGTAACACTAGCAACAGTCAATACAGATACTGGCACTTGGGGTAGTGAAACTACTATTCCTACATTTGCAGTAAACGGCAAAGGTTTAATAACATCGGCTTCACAAAACTTAGCAAATATATCTTCTAGCCAAGTACATGATTTTGAAACAGCCGCTGAAGCATTATTCAGCATTGGCACTAACAGTGGTGACGGTGATCTAAGTTATGCAAACGGTGTATTCGATTACACTGGTCCAACAGCCGCAGAAGTACAGGCTCACTTTAGTGCTGGTACAAATACAACTTACAGTGCTGGCACATTTGATATTACAGATTCTACAATTAGAAGCAAGGTAAGTGTAACAGATGCAGGTGGCGATGGTTCAT